CTCTGGGGTAATGACCCAGGCCGATAGATAACCTTGGACTGCTTCGCATACAGTCCCATCCACTCTTGGTGTGTAGGCCTCTGCCTATCTGTCTCTTGATCTCTTTCAAAGGGATTAAGCACTGTCGTCTCCCGGGTACACTTTCGTGAGCTGGGGCTAGGCGCGTAGGTCCTCGGTTAGAGGTCAAGATACAGGTAGACAGAGGTTTTCTCTGGGGAGACTAGAGCTCGCTACACTCGTAGTCGGAGGTCATTGCGGGATCCCGGAGCTCTAGATTCCACCTGGGTGGGTGGAGGTCCTTAACGGGCCATTTACCTAGTGCTCACGCACCTACAAGTGCTATGAACTACCGTAAACGGAGAACACAAAACAGTAAGGCTCTCGCCAAACAGCTTATGCTCCTCCGTCGTTGGGAACTCATCTGCAGTATTGTAGACTGAGTACGGATGGAGTACTTTACTCCTTCTTCTGGTGGGCTAAGCCGACACCTTGCGTTCTTCCTTGAGCGTACCCGAAGGGTTCTCTTTTCACGGGGGGTCACTGTAGTGGTCCCTTATGTTAAGGGAGCCCGGGCGGTTTTCCTTCAATGGATTGCCGCCCCGGAGGGCTCTTGGGAGGCTAAACGAGAGAGACGGAAGCTCCGAAAGTACTTCGGCACGCACTCGATCGGAACGGACCTGAAAACTGAACACTGGCGAAATATCGTCAGGCTTGTTCTAACAGCTCTCATTACGACGAGGTCCCTTATTTATCCAAAGGCCCTTAACACCGACCCGATTGTTTCTCCCCCCTATTGGGGTGAGGACCCGGGTTGGATTAAAGATGTTAAGGGATTCTGGGGTAAACTGGGGTTTGGCCGCCCTACAAGTACTAAGGACTTTCAGCGTTCCTCATGAAGCAAATATCACCTCTCCACCAAGGCCGGCCCAAATGGTCCAGCAATGTGGTCTGCACTAGCAGACCTTGGGGCTCTTCCTGAGTCCCTCATTGCCTCTATTGGGTTCCTCGGTGGTGAGACGATCCGTAGTAATATGGATCTTCTCAAGCGGTTTCTCCCCCAGCTGTCAGATTTCTTCCCTGTGAAAGGGGAACGTATCCGCCGGCTGGTGGGGATTGCTGATAGGGAGAAACCCCGGACGGTGGCCATTCTGGACTATTGGTCTCAGACTGTCCTTCTTCCGGTGCATCTCTTCCTATTCAGCGTCCTTAGGAGGATTCCGCAAGATGTGACATTCGACCAAGGGTCTTTCCTTGATAAGGTGCGCCTATGGGATCCCGGGAAGAACTCTGTTGAATACTTCTCTGTGGATCTTAAGAACGCTACTGATAGGTTCCCTGTCGAATTTATTCGAAGGGTCCTTGAGGGAGCTTTCACCCAGGAGTGAGTTTCCCATTGGGCCAATATCATGGTAGGTTATCCATTCTCGACTGAGGTTGGACCAATCTCCTATTCTACTGGTAACCCGATGGGGGCTTACTCATCCTGGGCCTCTTTCGCTATCGCTCACCATTTTGTGGTTTACGATTGTTGCAAGGCGCTTGGGATGGACTGATCTACCGCTCATTACGTCGTCCTAGGTGATGACGTTCTGATCGGTAACCCAGACCTGGCTTATGCGTACCAGGCTCGCCTCCAATCCCTTGGTGTTGAGGTCTCTATTCAGAAAACTCTGGTGTCTCAAACGACATTCGAGTTCGCTAAAAGGTACTTTCACCGGGGGGAGGAGGTGACCCCCTTTCCTGTCTCTGCTGTCGTCGATAACTATAAGTGTATTCCACTTCTAGTGTCATCTATGGTAGGCGAGAGGAGGCGGGGTCTTGAGCCACTCAGGGGGATCCCTGGTGCGGTAAAGAGTCTATACGACCGTCTTCATAAATCCTCTGTTATGGCTAACAGAGCGATGGCTGAAGCTAGTCGTTGCGAACTTGGTGTGCTTTACTCGAACGGATCTCTGGGAGCCCTGCAGTATGTTTCCATTCTGCTGGGTGAGTCCCAGTCTTCCAGTCTTCGAGAAGCCGGAGTCCTGAATGAGAAGGTTGCTAACCAACTCGCTAAGGATGCCGTGCACTCCATGTTCGCAGACTCCCTCTCCAACCCGAAGCTCGACCTTGGTCACCTTGCGGTGGACCTAGTTGAGCGTTTTACGGGTGGAGATAACCGCTTTGGTGAGGACGGATTCCTCCTGATTTACGCTCTCCCCTTCCTTGGCTGTTATGGCCAGGTTGAGGAAATGTATCTCAAGAGTCTGAAGGATCACCGCCTTTCACTTGAGGAGGACTACGATGGCTCTCTTACGAGGGCCCTCATGATCCCCCTTAGTGATAAGGCTTTCACTGTTCCTGTAAAGGAGCAGCGTATGATTCTTCAGGGGAAATTCTCCGCTCTCGTACTTCAGAAGGCCAATGACCTTTTTGTTGGTCTTCTGAAGGCAGGTGAAGCTTAGCCCCACCCTACCGTCTACAAGGACTAGCAATCCTTGTAGCGGCCTCCCTGAGAAATTCCCCCTAGCCGATGCTGTTCCGGGTTTAAGCCGGATGGCACGTGTCAGGTGGTAGTCTTGGATAGACTGCTGGCATAACCCAGCTCAATTCCAGGCGTAAGGCCTTTCCTTGAGAAAGACGGGCTCTACCACACCACGTGTTACCCTGTTCCGGGTGCACGCTTAGGCTAGGGGGGTGGGGTCAGGGAG